GTCCGTATGTTAGTAAAGTTGCAAGACAAATGAAATTTTCAGCTGGTGTTAAATCAAGTAGAATAGAAAAAAAAATAGGTGGAGTAGCTACTAAAACAGGATATACAATCAATCAAACTGTTGGTCTAGCTATGAAAACTGCAGAGTCTGAATTTGATGCTGCTCAAACTGAAAGCGTTAATGAAAGGTTTAAGCTAGAGAATATGTTAATGGAAGGAAAAATTGATGAAGGTAAATTCAAAGATATGCTTAAAGGCATTTGGCAAAGATTAAAAAATACTATAAAAACTGTATGGAATAAATTAGTAAATATAATATCTGGTCTTTTAACAGACTTAAACAATGCTATCAAAGGTGGTATGAATCACTTATTATGGTATTTTGAATTCGAACCTGTAGTTAGAGTTAAAACAACAGGCATAAAGTGGTAAATTAATGGAATTCTTAACAGAAGCAGCAGGAAAGAACTTACATTTAGAACATCTTGAAGATGAAATTCTAAATTTTGGTATTGCGGGTGGTCGTAGTGCTATTAATTTTCTTAGATCATTGAGAGATATGTTTGCTGGGAAATCTGGTTCTAGTATGAATGTAACAGTTAAATGGGATGGAGCTCCAGCCATATTCGCAGGGCCACACCCTGAAACAGGCAAGTTTTTTGTAGCTACTAAAAGTTTATTTAGGAAACGCAATGCTGAAGGTGCTGTCTACTATACAAATGCAGATATAAACAAAGACAAATCTGGAGAGTTAGCCAGTAAACTTAGGACATCATTACAATATCTCAGTAAATTAGGAATGACACAAATACTACAGGGAGATTTAATGTTTACTAATGATGTTAGTACTATGGATATTGATGGAGAAGCACATTACACTTTTAAACCTAACACAATTTTATATGCTGTTCCTGTAAATTCAAAAATAGGAAAACAAATTGGTAAAGCAAAAATGGGTATTGTATGGCATACAACATATTCTGGTAGTACGATAGAAAACTTGAAGGCTTCGTTTGGAGCTAGAATACCAGGTAGGTCAGGTGCAGTTTGGCAAGACGATGCGACATATAAAGATGTATCTGGAAAGGCTACATTCACAGCTGCAGAGACAGTTAATATAACTGATTTATTATCACAGGCAGGTAGACAATTTCATGCAATTGATTCAGGAAGTTTCAATAAGTTTTTAAGGTGGCAAGATGACTTAGGTGCATCAGCAAGAGGTGCCGGTTTCAAATCTTATTTAAACACATACACTAGAGCTGGAAAACCTTTACCCGCTTCAGGAAAAGTTGTTCAGATGTATTTTAAACATTTTAACGATTGGTGGATTAAAAATAAAGGTGATAGCGATCTGCAGAAAAAGAATTTAAGAAGTCATTTAGCAGTAATACGAACTTCAACAACTGCATTAAAAAATGTAGTAGACTTTATGAGTTATTTGATTAAGGCTAAATTAATGCTTGTGAAAAAAATGAATACAGCTACAGGCTTAGCTAGAACTTTTGTAAGAACACCAAATGGTTTGAAATGTGTGGCTCCAGAAGGATATGTTGCAATTGATCATACAGGTGGAGCTGTTAAAATTGTAGACAAGATGGAATTTAGTTTTAATAACTTTACAGTAGCTAAGAGTTGGGATAAATAATGGAAAATTTTAAGACATTTTCAGAAGCTGTAGGAGGTCAAGGCCTTACAATCTTTGATATTGATAAGACATTATTTACTAGTGATGTTAAAGTAAATGTAAAAAAAGGTGGGAAGATTGTTAAAAGAGGAGTTTCTAGTTGGGCTAAACTTGGACCAGGTGAAGAATTTGATTTTGGTGAGTACAAAGATGCTAAAAGATTTGCTCAGACAGCTTCACCCATTGGAAGAATGATCGCAAAAGCTAAAGCTATTATTAAAAATGCAACTAAGGTTGGATCTAAAGTAATTTTTGTTACGGCACGAGCAGACATGGATGACAAAAAAGTATTTATAAATACCTTTAAGGCACACGGATTAGATATGAGTAAAGTCTATGTTGAAAGAGCTGGTAATTTAGGAGTTCAAGACACGGCAAAGAACAAAACAACAGTTTTAAAAAAATATTTAGATTCAGGAAAATATGCTAGAGTGAGAATGTTTGATGATGCCCTAGCAAACTTAAAAGCGTTGTTATCATTGAAAGACGATTATCCTGATATTACATTCGAATGCTGGTTAGTAAGTTCACAAGGTTCAATAAGTACAGTTAGATGAAAAATTTTACAGACATAAAAGAAATATCTACAAAAGTTAAAGGAGTGACCTTTACATTTGGTAGATTTAATCCACCAACAGTAGGTCATTTAAAGTTAGCTCATAAAATGAAAACTGTAGCAGGGACAGATGATGTCAAAATATATACTTCACATACAACTGATAGAAAAAAGAATCCTTTAACAAATGCTCAGATACGAAAGTTTATGAACCCAATGTTACCTCATGGAACTAATGTAGTCACTTCTGACGCCAGAAATGTATTTGATGTTTTAGTAAAATTATACAATGATGGATACAGAAGCGCTACGATGGTTGTGGGTTCAGATAGAGTAATGGAATTTCAAACTCTATTAAATAAATATAATGGAGTTAAATCAAGACATGGATATTATCTATTCGAACCTTTAAAAGTTGTATCAGCTGGTGAAAGAGATCCAGATGCAGAAGGTTCTGCAGGAATGTCAGCTTCTAAAATGAGACAGTTTGTTCATGCAGGACAAGAAGATGAATTTATCAAAGCACTTCCAACAGGATATAGATTAGCAAAACAATTATACAAAGCAGTACAAAAAGGAATGGGAATTAGAGAAATGTTTCCAGACTTCATGTATGAAACATATACAGATACCCATGTTCCACAAGTACACGAATGGGGTTCACAAGAAGGTAGAGAGTATGCACAAGATTTTACACCACATCAGCCTGTAGTTGATTATAGAAAATTAACAACATGGAGAGAACAAGAAGATTTACCAAAGAAAGTATTATTATACAAAGAAAAAATGTATAAAGAATTAAAAGATAAAAGAGATGAGTTCGAGGACAAATACGGTGATCGAGCTGATGAAGTTATGCATGCAACAGCAATGACTATGGCCAAGAGGAAATATGGATATACTTAATTACAAAGAAGAAACACTTGTATTAGATGAAGGTATCAATGATCCCGGAATTTTTAAGGCAATTATATTAGCAGGTGGACCTGGTAGTGGGAAAACTGGTATAGCGAAAGCTCTAGGCTTGGGAAGTATGGGACTAAAAGTAGTTAATTCAGATGTGTGGTTCATGCATTTAATGAAAAGAAAGGGGTTATCTCTCAAGATGCCAGCAAATGAATTTGAAGCTAGAGAAGTAGCAAGATACGCAGCAAAAGCAGTAACAGATAGACACTTAACTAGTGTAGTCAATGCTAGACTAGGTGTAATAGTTGATTCAACTTCAGGTGATCAGGCTAAGACTACTAAAATAATTAATATGTTAAAGAAATCTGGTTATGATGTTAAAGTTGTATTCATAGAAACGTCTTTAGAAGTAGCTCTAGCAAGAAACGCTAAGAGAGCAAGAACATTGCCAGTTGCTGTTGTTGAGTTTTCTTGGAAAGGAGCTAACAAAGTAAAATCTACATTAAAAAGAATGGTAGGTGCAGCCAATTATCACGAAATAGATAATAATAAAGAAGGATTTCCAAATGTTTCTGGACTAGCAGGAACACTAACAGCTTGGGCAAGTCGGTTAAACGGAACAGCATTACAATGGATACTAGCAGTTAAAAAAGGACAAGATTCCATGAAGACAGAAGACATAAATACTAGTATAATGAAAACATTTCAGGAGTATAGAGTATAATGCCTATAGCAAGTTCAGGAGCAATATCAATCGGCAACGCGGCCGGAACTGATCGTAGTATTAATGTTGAGGTAGGTAGGACACAAAATACGGCTAATACATCTATGACTGATGTAGTTACAGCAGCTGTGACAGGTTCTACGCCTAGAGGTAGTGGAACAGTTACACAGGCACAACCGCACGCATTTAGTGAATGGTATAGTTATACTCATACTCAAGATTTTGGAGCTCCAACATATTACGTCAGAACAGGAACAGGAACGGGAGATTATTGTGTTTTCAATGAATGTGATATAGTGGCTG